ATCTTAGGTAAGAACGCTAAACGTCCATTCTTACATGTACGTTATAGAGCTTCTGAAACTGAAGATAGACGTTACAAAACTTGGATTACTGGTTCAGCTGGTGGTGCAAGAACATCTTCTTTAGATGCAATGACAGTTAACTTCTTGTCAGAAAGAGCTGTATGTACTTTAGGTGCAAACAACTTCTTCTTGTTTCAAGATTAGTAACTAATAAGATAGGGGAGGGTTAAACTCCTCCCCTTTTTTTTAACTTTAATTAAATTTTATATAATGAAAACAAAACAAAAAGTAGTAGCTAAAAGCTACAGATTATTACGTGATGTAGCACCATTATCTTTGATGCTAAGTTCACACCACAGTCACAGGTCACCATTATTATATTTTGATGAGGACAAAAGTATTAACCGTCCCCTTCGTTACGCAAGAAACCAAAAGAGTCCGTTCGAGGATGAGCAGGATGGTAACGCTATTATGGAGCCTATTATTTTTGAGGATGGTTTCCTACATGTACAAAGAAGTAATCAAGTATTACAGCAGTTCTTATCTTACCACCCAGGTAACGGTCAAGTATTTGAGGAGGTTAACGAGGCAAGGGATGCCGCAGAAGAGTTAGAGATAGAAGAGTTAATCTTAGACGCTCAGTTGCTAGCAAGAGATATGTCAATACCAAAACTAGAAACAGTATGTCGTGTACTAATGGGGGCGAGAGCTGATAACATGAGTACAGCGGAACTTAAGAGAGACATACTTGTATACTCACGTACTAATCCAGAAGAGTTTATCGATATAGTAAACGACCCTGCGTTACAGATGTATGACGATGTGGTTCAAATTTTTGATAAAGGTTTATTATCACTAAGGAATAAGAACAGGGATGTGTACTTTAACCTAAAGGATAACAAGACTAAGATACTAACAGTACCTTACGGGGAAGATGCTACTGATATAATGTCCTCATACTTTCAGACAGATGATGGTATAGAGACATACAAGTTATTAAAGCAGATGCTCAAGAAAAAATAACCATAGAGAAGGCACCTTAAATAGGGTGCCTTTTTTTATTTATCTTTGTACTTTATTAATCATTAATTTTTTTTTTATTATGACAAAATTTTTAAACTTAAAAGGAACAGCTGTAACAGCTTTTTCAGGAAATCAGTTGGTCGCTGTTAATGGCATTAAGACTATTATGGCGGCAACCGCTACTAATGTAGATACTCTAATAGAGTATATAGATGGTACAACTACTACAGTAAAAACAGCTGCTCAAGTTGGTTTTGATGTACAGATACAGCTTCAAGATGCAGTAAAAGCTGCGTTAGAAACTTCATGGACAAACCCTGTGTATGATGTTGTGTTGGTTAAAGCTCCAGTTAGTGTTATAAATGCTTAACAAGAGTTTTATCTAAAAACTATTTTAGAGGTCTACTAAAAAAGTAGGCCTCTTTTTTTTGTTATCTTTGTGGTATGAATAAATATCTAATTTTTGATTCAAGGAATGACGGGGTATTGTTCCTACCGTTAGGTACAGGTGTTGTTCCACAATACATAAGTTCAACAGAGATAAGGATACATGTAATGCCAGGTAGTGCTTATGGTGCTACGTCTGCTATTATTACAGGCACAGGGTTAACTCAGGGGTTTGTTGCTAATATAATTGCAGCTATCCAAAGGTTAGCAGATGAGCCTGATTTAAACTACTTACAACCTACCGTACCGTCTGATGTTGTGCTTAGTGACTGGACTATTTAAGAATCTAAAGGCTCCTCTTTTTTTTGTTATCTTTGTAGAAATGTTTATATAATATGGCGGCATCAATAAATGAAGTAAGAAATACTGTATTAGCGATAGCAAATAAAAATAACTACGGATATATATCACCACAAGATTTTAACTTATATGCACAGCAGGCTCAGATGGATATGTTTGAGGACTACTTCTACTCATATAACAACTGGATACAGCGACAAAACGCTCGCCAATCAGGTACAGGGTATGCGGATATAGAGAAGGGATTGGTTGAGGTAATAGATAGTTTTTCTACACAGGTTTTTTTAACACAGTTTAACGCTAACATATTCTCTTTACCAAGTAACTACTACTTAGTTAATAAATTATTTTATTACTCAACACCTTTATTTACAGGGACTATAACAGGGACTTCACCAGGGAATGTGATTACAGACTCCACTCAGTCTGCAGTGTGGACTAATGTTCCTAACTCAAACCCAACACCACCTATAGGGAGTATTATAGTAAACACAACTACACTAAAGGAGGCTTACATAACAAAAGTGGACGCACCTAACACAGGAGCAGTATCCGTTAGTGCTGATATATTTACTATAGGAGATAGTTATGTTATATACTCAGACACAAAGATTAGGGAGGTAGAAAGAGTTAATCAAAGTAAAATATTTTTACTTACCAACTCTATGCTTACAGCACCTACAAAGACATACCCTGCATACGTGTTAGACGGTAATAATATAACAGTATACCCTACAACAATAACAAACAAAGGTGCTATACGAGCACAGTATATAAGATACCCATTCACTCCTAAGTGGACATATGTAGACTTAGGCACAGGAGGTGAACCTGTATTTAACTCTAGTCAGCCTGACTTCCAAGACTTTGAGTTACCTGACTCTGATGAACCTTTACTTATAGCAAAGATTTGTCAGTACGTTGGTATAGAGATTAGAGAGGCAGACGTATATAACTTCGGAAAGGCTGAAGAGAATAGTGACTCACAAGAAACATTTTAAACATGGCATATATTACAGATTATCAATACTATGAGAATGGGCAGAATGTCCCAACAGATGCTAACTGGGGTTCATACCAATACGTTAGTTTAGAGGATATTGTAAATAACTTTATGCTGATGTATCAGGGTAACAATAGCCTTATCAATAATATAAACAGGTACCAAGTTTTATTTCACGCAAAGAGAGGGATACAGGAGTTGAACTACGATGCAATGAAAGAAATAAAGATATTAGAGCTTACCGTTTGTGACCAGCTTCGTTTCGTTTTACCTCCCGATTATGTTAATTGGGTTAGGATATCTAAAGAAGAGAACGGTATGTTGTTCCCTTTAACGGAAAACATACAAACCAATTGGAGTGGGGCATACTTACAGGACAATGACTGTCAGATATTATTTGATATAGACGGTAACGTGTTAAAGCCTGACAACTCATTCTTTGATAAGCAAAGACTAGACGGTACACAAAAGAATATGTACCTTGGAGACGGACCGTATAACGGTCAGCAGGGATGGAATATAGACGGTAACTGGTACTTTGATTACAACATAGGTACTAGGTTTGGTTTAAATACAGAGACAGCTAACGTAAACCCTACATTCAGTATAAATAAAAAAGGAGGTGTTATAAACTTTACGTCAGGGATGTCGGGTAAGTTAGTTGTCTTAGAGTACGTGTCTGATGGTTTAGAGGCAGGAGATGACTCCGCTGTAAGTGTTAATAAATTATTTGAGGAGTTTATTTATGCATACATAAAATATGCATTGTTAAACGGACGTTTCGGTGTGCAGGAGTATATTGTAAACAGGGCAAGAAAAGATAAGTCATCTTTACTTCGTAACGCTAAAATAAGATTAAGTAATATTCACCCAGGTAGGCTACTACAAAATATGAGAGGTCAGAATAAATTAATTAAATAATATGGGTCAATCAAAAACAACCTTTGTAAAAGGTAGGATGAATAAAAGCGTAGACGAACGCTTAGTCCCACCAGGAGAATATATAGATGCATTAAACGTTAGACTTGGTTCTACTGAGACCACTGAGATAGGGGCTGTAGAAAACTCTAAGGGTAACTCTAGGCTGACAAATTTAGAATATGCAGGTGCCCCTTTAGTAGGTACTGTTAGAACTATAGGTTGTTTCGAGGATGGTATTAACGAGACGATATATTGGTTTGTTCACAACGAAGATAATCCAAACTCTGTAGTTACAGGTGTGGTGGATATGATTATTTCATTTAACACTAACACTAATACATTAGTATATCACGTTATTAGTACTCAGGTATTAAACTTTAGCTTCACACACTTAATCACAGGGGTGTCGAAGATAGAAGACCTATTGTTTTTTACCGATGACCTAAACCCTCCTAGAACAATAAATGTAACTAGAGACTATGCTTACCCTGTAGGCAGTTTGGATAATGTACTGGAAGAGGAGGATATAAGTGTAATTGTAAAGCCCCCAGGTTTTGAGGATTATGATACATCTGCTGGTCAGGTGGCTCCATTAGGTACACCACATATAGAACCTATTAACCTTCCAGGACAAGAGAACTATATGGATATAAGGTTCTTAAGCTTTGCTTATAGGTACCGATACGAAGATGGACAGTATAGTGCAACATCTTTATTTTCAACACCAGTGTTCGACCCAGGTCAGTTTAACCTAAGTAACGCTAATGTTTGGAACTCAGGTATGGAGAATGAGTTTAATGCATGTAATATTACATTCTCAACAGGAAGTAAAAGAGTTATAGAGGTGGACTTACTATACAAGGAAAGTACATCTAATTCTATATACGTAATAAACAGGTATGTAAAAGAACAGGAGGGATGGTCAGACAATGACTTCCACACTATTCAGTTTGCTAACAGTGAGATATATACGGTAATAGGTCAGGACGAGTTGTTAAGACTTTATGATAATGTACCTCGTGTAGCTAAGGCACAAACTATACAGGGTAATAGACTTATGTATGGTAACTACATAGATGGTTATGATATTAAGGCTACAGAGGGTGGTTCGGATATAAGGATAGATTACCAGGCAAACCCATACAGTCAACCGTTTAGTGATAAGGTAATATTTACTGGGGATAGTTCTAACCTAACTCAAGGAGACTACAATATTAGCGGGGCTTTACACCAAGAAGTTGATTCAGTAATTGAATTTGAGATGGCGGATGTGGCTGTGGGTACAGCTCCTATACCACAGGGAACTAATGTTATTATAGGCCTACAATTAAACCAGACTACTGCTACACAGTGTGTTGATTCGGGAACAAGTTCTCAGTGTGCGAATGTATCATTTCAAAATAGCCCTTTTGAGATAAGTATGACATTTACCTGTCCTGTACAATACAATACAGTGAGTGATATGCTTCAGTCTCCTGAGTTCAAAAATAGAATAGGGGGTAGTATAGCAGATGGTTTTACTGGTACGTCTGTTGTAAAATCACTATACCCATGTAATGAAAGTTCTCAGGGGGGTACTCTTAGTGATAAGTTTTACGCCCAAGCGGAAAGCCCTATGGCGGGCACAGATTTAGTTTTAGTAAGCGGGGGTATTGATAATAATACAGCATGTCCTGACTCGTTGTTTGACACCACGCCATTCCCTACAGTGTGTGGGTCTAGTATACTATTAACGGGTGATACAACAGGTGCTGTACCAGGGTTTTTAACAGACATTAATGCTGATTTTCTTGCGGCTAATATAACTGCAGGAAATATAGTAACAGAATTAAGCACAGCACTAACAGCTGAGGTTGTAACTACAAACACAAACGACTTAGAACTATCTGATATAAATGGTGGTTTAGCTCTACTAGAGGTTGCAGGAGCTAGCTATGAGATAACATCTGGAGGGGGTAATACAGTAGCCTGTCCAGCAGATGGTTTTAAATATACACATGTTGCAGGAGCAACAACATTTACACTACAGGTTCCTGCTACACGATACTTCTTTGCAGATGCTAATAGTACAGGTAACTTTTCTGAAGCGTATAGGTACTATAACTTCGGGGCTGCAGGATGTAAGGCTATTGTTAGTTCTACACCTAGTAGGTCCAGCCTTCACTCTAATAGAGACTATGAGGTGGGTATAGTATACATGGATGAGTATGGTAGAGCGTCTACGGTTCTTACGAGCTTAGATAGTACAATGTTTTTTAATTCAGGTACATCCACAAGCAAGAACCAGATACTAGTAAACCTAAGTAACCTACCTCCGTATTGGGCGAAAAAATATAAGTTTGTAGTAAAGCCTGGACAGGGTCCTTACGAGACTATATACTCTAGGAGATTCTATAGACAAGACGGTACAGGTGATGGTACGACAAGCCTACCTATTTCTACAACTAATGACCCTGGTTTAGTATGGTTTAAGCTTGAGGGACAAAATGCTAATATATTAAAAGTTGGTGACGAGCTTATTGTTAAATCCGATTCAAATGGCTTTGTTTCAACAGAGATTAAGAGTGTAATACTTGACATACAAGCTTTTTCTGGGAAAGGTATATCTTCAACTCAAGATTCAGAGGCAGGTTTATATATGCTTTTAAAGCCACAGGGGTGGGTTGCTAATGATGACAACAACATAGAATATCTATACGGTCAAGATAGTTGGGAGAACACACTTGCTGAGACTGCGTTTTCAACGCAATTCACCACAAACCAAGGGGCTCCTCCAAATACACAATTCATACCTCTTTGTAATATGGGTTTTAATCCTGGAGGAGCCCCTGGCCCAGGTCAAGCTTTAGCCTTACCTTTTACTTATGGATACCCATTGTTTGATACAGCTACTAACCAAAACTACCCTATACCAGCAGGGACATCTATAACTATAAAACTTGGTTTAACTAGAGGTAAAGAGGGGATAGATTGTACTAGAAAAATACTGTATGAAAGAACCTTTATTTCTGCGTATGACTATCCTGACTTTCATTCTTGGGCTGTAGGGGATGACTTAGCTAGTCAAATGCTTTTAAACCCAAATGTTACTAGCCCTGGTTTTTCTCAGACAAACAGTATGACTTTTGTCTTTAACCCAAGTTTAGCAACTGCTCAGATAATCGAGATACCAAATTTTTACTCTTCTTCAGCGACACAAAGTATTAGTTACTATACGTGTGCCGCATGTTGGGGTGGTTGGGAAGATAATGCCTTTGGGCGTATACAAGAGAGTGGGGGGAGACAGTATTTTGTAATACAAGGCAACTTAAGACGTTGTGTTAATAATATAGTTGATAGATATCCTGGTAGAGCTAGTCTTGAAATACAGGTAAAAACAAATTCTACAGAGTTTGTTTTCGAGACTGTACCGAAAGAGGTTGACGCTAACTTGTTTTATGACGCATCAGACCTACTAGAGATAGAGTCTGCTACACCAGGGACACAGGCTTTCCATAAAGCTAAAAGAGATTTTGACCCTGTAACTCAGACCTATGGACTTTCAACAGAGAGTCAAGACCAGACATCTTCACAAGGTTTAGTTACATTATTAGATGCCTACAACTGTTATTCTTTTGGTAACGGTGTAGAGAGTTATAAGATATATGATAGCCCTGCAGGTAAATCATTTAATCTAGGTGAGAGAACACTTGCTGTTTCAAACCAAGATTATAAGGAGGCTGACAGGTATGCATCTATCACATACAGTGGGGTATATAATAACCAGTCTAACGTTAATAACCTAAACGAGTTTAACTTAGGGCTACTTAACTTTAAGGACTGTAACCAAGTGTTTGGACCAATACAGTTACTACACGCTAGACGTTTAGATATACTAACACTTCATGAGGACAGGATAACATATGTGTATAACGATAAGAACCTTCTTAGTGATGCGGTAGGTGGAGGAGCTATAGTTTCTATACCACAGGTTTTAGGTAAGCAGATAGCAAGGATTGAGGAGTATGGAATTAGTTTTAACCCAGAGAGCTTTGTGGCTTGGGGTTCTGATATGTTCTTTACAGACACTAAACGTGGTGCTATTATTAACCTAAGAGGCTCAGGTGAGGGGATGGACCAACTACAGGTTATATCAAAACTTGGTATGAACTCTTGGTTTAGAGACTCGTTTACAGCACAGCTTACAACTCAGAAGTTAGGAGGGTATGACCCGTACATGAATGAGTATGTACTAGGAACAAACCTACGTATTGTACCTACACCTTTAGATAAGATACCTTGTGGTAGAAGGTCTAGTTATAACACTCAGTCTAACAGTGTGTCTTACGAGGTAGACTTAGGTTTAGTTATTGGTGCAATAAATATCCCTTACAACATCAGTTCAGGTGATATTAACATAACTATAACATGGAACGGTTCCACAGCTGCGTCAGTATCAAATGCTACAGCACCAGGTACACTAACATTTAACAAGACATTAAACTCACCTTCTATATGTACGGTTGTTATTACACCAAACGTAGTATCTAGCTTCGACTTAACGGTGGAGTGTCCTTTACAGAAAGATATTACCGTAATACAGGTTGTTGTTAATAGTAATAACTATAACAATCAACTTATCCACACTAACTATAGTTGGACAGATGGTGTAAATGTAAGCCCATCTACAGGGTTCTCTTCAGCTCAGTTAACTGTTCCGCAGCCAGCTGAGTATGAGTCTAATACAGGTATTAGGTCTATAGGTGTGTTCCCTTATACGGGTACAGATATTACATTAAGAACACAGAAGTTTGGTATAGATGACTTTAATTTTGACCCTGCGATGCATAAGTTTAAGATACTATCATCGAACACGTTGTACAGTAACTCTGCATCAGATGTAGACGCATTAATAATAGCAAGCTCTGAGGTTACTCCAATAAGTAATCCTACAGCAGATACTTATCAGGCGACACAAAGTGCGTTTAGTATACCTGACGGTAACCAGTACCTATATCTAATATGGGACCTAAGGTCAGTATCTTCACAAGATGTATGCTACTGTGCACCAGCAGACTCTATAGATGATGTGTGCTGTAACTGTACAACAGGTTGTAAGAATGTATTTATAGGACCTTTTGCACCTACACAGCTTGATGCGTGTGCTACAGATGTTACCACTCCACAGAAGGGCGATACAAATATCTTCTCATTTATTGGTAACTTAAGTATACCAACGGTAGGGGATATAGTTTATCAGACAAACAACTGTAGCCTACCAACAAAGGCACCAGGGTTTTATATAGTAAGTAGCGTATCTCCATCAGTGCTACCAAAAAGATGGATACAATTAGATAGTTTTGGTACAGTAATAAACGAGGGAACTTGTTAAAATAAAATATAATATGGCATGTAATAATTCAACAACAGTATATTGGGCAGGCGTAAGTTTTGATACAGCACCGCAACTATACAGCGACAGCTCCCTTTCATCTATTGCTGCTAACGGGTGGTATTCCTTTGGTGGGACATACCGTCAGATGTCTGGTGGTGTACTTGGCCCTCCAACAAGTTGCCCAGAGTGCTCAATAGCCTGCTCGGTTGCAGGGGTAAAACCAATTACTGGGGGTAAGACGGTTGGTAGATATAACTTTGATGTAAGTGTAGGGAGTGCAACAGGTGCGGTTATAATTAGGTTTAGCCCTACAGTTAACCCATCTCAATTAACTTGGTTCTATGATGGGCTTACTGCCTCAGAGTATAGTAGTGTTACTTGGGGGTATAAAGAAGGTCTTATAGGTGAACAGGATAGTCTTGCTAATGGTGGTTCTAATACATGTACATTAGGGGTTCCTATTAGTAATAACTTAGGTAGTAATTCTATATCTTACCCAGGCTTTTCTTCATCATATGACTTTAATGGTGGTGTGTTTGTTACGGATTTAGATAACTCTAATACTCCTATACCTGTAACGTTAGGTCCTTATAATCCTTCAGTAGACCCTAACCCTATTAACGTAAACTTGGTGGCAGGTACACCAGGATTCTTTACTATGGTTGTCCCAAAACCAACTGCAACCCCTAGTATTATAAAGGTAGAGATTGATGTAATATGCCCTAACGGGGAGTTTAATGTAGACTTCAACTGCCCTAATAACCTTAACGCATTTGATGGTAACATAGCAGGTAGGGCTTG